GGAAGAAGTAGCGGTGACGGAAGCGTCCATGACCGCCCACTTGTAGCTGACCTTGGTGGTGTCCACCGTAGAGCCGCGCCACAGCTCGGCCTTGGCGGTCAGACTGGCGACCTCCTCGTTCTTGAACACATTTCCGTTGGGCGTGGTGACCAGCAGGTCAACGATGCCGGAGCCGTTGACCACACGGGAGAAGGAAATGGTCAGCGGATGGGTCAGCGACAGTCCGGTGCTTTCGTCTTTGTAGGTGATGACGCAACGGTAGTCGATGCCGGGCAGCTCCGCCATGACATTGGCCTTGACCGTGAGAATGTGGCTCTTGGCACCGCTGAGAGCGTAGTTCGTACCTGCGGTGATGGCGGTGTTACTGTCGCCCACATACCACTTGACCGAAGTGACATTGGCGGTAGCGATCTGGTCGGCAGTGGTGCCGATGACATACAGGCTGGGCGTCAGAACGAGGTTCTTCGTTTTCCAGTCCGGGGTATAACTGCCGTTGTCGGGGTTATACATCTGAGTCTTGGCGAGGTTTGAGCCGATGTACCCCGTCAGCGTCAGTGCGTCATTGTAGTCGATGATGGTAAACTGGCCTTGTGCTTTGCTCATGTGAGAAGCCTCCTTTGAAGTTGTTGTATCTGAACCGGACACTGTGCCGGCTTCTGTTGTGGGTTCTGCGGTTGCCATAATGAATTCCTCCGTTATAACAGGCTCTGCCTGGTCGTGGTGTCGATGAGGTCACAATAAAAAGTGGCGCGGACTTTGACATCCGCACCGGTGATGACCACGGACTTTGCGCCGCCAAAATGCTGTTCATTCCAGGCCTTGTCCGCTTCCGTATCCTCCGACACCCTTGTCCAGACAAACTGGTTGGCATCCAGCGTGTCGGTGATGTCCTCGTCCCAAGAGTACACCTTGGCGGAAAGCAGCGTTTTCACATTGCCGTTTTTGAAGATGTTTCCGTTGGACGAGATAATGACCAGCCGGAGCATTTTCTGCTCCTCAATGGTGGTAATGCGGTCGCTGACCTCGGTGACCTCCTTGCTGGTGGCGTAGGCACGAAGCACGACCTCGCCGCTCTCCAAGTCCCACCAGGACGAGCCGTCCTGCGACTGGATGACACCTGCCTTGATGATGTTTGCTACCAGAGAGCCGGAAGTGATGAAGTCTGCAACGATCTGACCGTCTGCCGTGATGGCGGTTTCATAGGGACCGTTGTAGCCGTTACGGGAAAAGCCCAGACCGCCCACATTCCACCGCCAGACATTCACAGCATCGTCAATGGAGGGTGCGTCCAGAATGAGCAGCTCATAAGGCTGTCCGTTTTCCTCGCTGGTGTGGATGACCACATAGCCGCCGCTCTGCCCGGTGATAAGCCCGGTGGCTTTACCGATGGCGGTTTGGAGCAGCTTCGGAAAGCGCCCCACCGTGGACTCCACCTTGTCGACCGTGGACTGCACCTCGGAGATGGTGGTAATCATGCTGGACTTGCTCTGACCGAGGGAAATACTCTTGTACCGCTCGGCAAGGGTGTCGTATACGGTTTCAATGACGGTAGCCGACACGCTGACGCCCAGAAGCGAGTGCCGGATGGTGACGGTATCGCAGAGGTTGACCCGCTCCAAGAGTGCAGAATACTCCGGCTGCTTCCAGAGCGGCTCGAAGGTTACTTTGACTGTGGGCAGGGTCGCTCCCAGCGGATTGGCTTTGATGTAGCTGTTGGCTTTGGCTCTGAGGGCTTCCTCGGTCACAATTCCGTCAAATTGGTCGGAGAAATCCATGATGAGCGTTTTCGCCCGGACGATCTCCGAGGTCACAATGGGGAGCGTTACCTCCGGCAGCGTGACCACGGTTTCGGTATCCGCGCCCTCTGGGGTGTACACCGCATACGGAAGCAAAGCCGTGTACACGCCGCTGTTGTCCTCGTCCTGCTCCAATGCGGTGAGGTTCTTGCCGTATTCAATGACCACACCGGTTTTCTGCCCACGGTGGGAGTAAAACTTCACCGTGAAGTTGTCCCACTCAAACTCACCGTACCATTTGGAGAGCATGGAGCCTTCCGTACCGCCGAGGCAGGCACGGACGCTTTTCGGTTGAGTGACGGAGAATGCCTTTGCATCCGAGTAATCCGTCCAACCCGTGAAGCGTGTATCTCCGGCAAGCAGCTGCGAGAGAATAAGCTGCGGAGAGCGGCTATCGGTACTGAACGGCAGCACCGGCACATTGGCAAGGTCATAAGAAATGTGCTGACCGTAGATCGTGACGATGCCGTTCAGTGGCTTCGTGATGCGGTAAATACGGAATGCCTGGTCGGCGGCGGTGTCGTTGGGTTTTGCCTTGATGATGCACTCCTTGGTGATAAGCCCATAGTGCTGACCGCTGACAGGGTATTTGAGTAAGCACTCGAACACACTGTTTCGCTCTTCGGTCACTTCGCAGGAAATGGTGTCCGTCAGTACGCCAAGACCGAATGAGCTGAAATCGGTGGCATTTGCGGCGTAAAGTACAGGGATCACAGACAGCACCACCTTGGAACGACCTCAATCCTTGACACATCTCCATTGCAGTTAATGGTGCAAACACCCGGCTTGAGGACTGGGAATTCCGCCCCTTTGACGGTGTCGTTTTTGAGGGCAGTGCCTTTGAAGCAGTTCATCAGCTCACTGTCGATCTCGATGTACTCATCCAGATTGGAAATCATCATACCTCGACCTTGGGGCTGTATCATTATTACCACCGTACCGCTGCCATAGAGCTTAATATACGGTCGACTCTCAAAGGCAGTCGGGTTGGTGACGGTCAGCGTGGAAGCATCTGCCGCTATGGTCTGCTGACCCTCATAGCTGTATTTGAACGGTTTGCAGTTGAAGGTCACGGTGAAACTGCCGACCTTGTTCAGCTGCTCCTCAATGTCCAGATTGCCGGAGATGACACCGTAGCGGAAATACTTCACATCGTAGGAGTCGGTGATTTCGTGGTATCTGTCCGGCTCGGAATAAAGCCAGCCCTTAATGTCCCGCAGGATAGCGGCAAGTGCGGCTATATTCTTCCGAGCGAGGAACACTGTGTAGGTCACCTTGATGTTGGCAAAGCGGCGGTTCGGATTGATGATGTCGCCGCTCCTGCCGGGAATGGAGATGAACTCCGCATCGTACTCCGGTGCGGAGAACACATCCTTCTTCTCAATATGCAGGCCGAAATCAGCGGAACTGCGGCCATTGTAGGTAAAAGAGGTCATGCGAATACCACTCCTTTCCGCTGGGCGAACTGATTCGCCGTTTCCATGACTTCGTTGGTGAGCTGACGGATATCCTCACTGCTGTAATTGTTGAAGGTGGCGATGTTCAGAGCGATGGTGAAAGCGGACGCCGCCTTGCCGACCACGCCGTCCACGGCGGAGCGGATCGAGCCGTTCACATCAAAGTCGGTGGGCAGAGCTGTCTGCATATCATGGGCAAGGTCGCCCATGACGCCGTTGATGTCCTCCGCCATTCCTTCTGCGGCTTTGACCGCTTCATCGCCGTTGTCGTCAATGGAGCCTGCAAGACCTTTGACCAGCATTTCGCCGACCCACGCCATCTCCTTTGAGGGCGAATGGATACCAAAGAAATCGCAGATGCCGTCCCAGATGGACGAGATCCACCCGGACACCTTATCCCACAGCCACGAGGCAAGCTGGGTAATACCGCTCCACAGTCCCTTGACGATGTTGCCGCCGATTTCTACGATCTTATACATCAGAGAGCCGAAGGCTTTCACGATACCCGCAATGATCTGCGGCACGGCCTTGACGATCTCCACGATGATGGTGGGCAGGTTTTCAATCAGGGCAACGAACAACTGAACGCCTGCCATGATGATCTTATCGATGTTTCCGACCAGTGCATTGACAATGCCGGAGATGATTTGCGGAATCGCCTGTACGATGGTCGTAATGATTTGCGGCAAAGCCTGTATTAGCGAGATCAGCAGGTCGATGCCCGCTTGGATGATTTGTGGAATGGCGTTAAGCACGGCGGTAATAATGCCGTCAATGATTTTCGGGATAGCTTCCACGATTGCCATAATGATATCCGGCAAGGCAGTCACCAACGAAGTCAGAAGCTGGATGCCTGTCTCGATAATCTGCGGGATGGAGTCCAGCAGAAAGGTAATGATGCCGTTGATGATCTCCGGCAGAGCAGCAATCAGTACGGGCAGTGCGTCCAATAGTCCCTGGGCAAGCCCTGTTATAAGCTGTAGCGCCGCATCCAAGAGCATCGGCAGGCTGTCCACCAGTCCTTGTACGATGGTGACGATAGCCTGCACCGCTGCCGGAATGAG